CAAATCATCACCTAAAAAATCACCTAAACGCAAATCATCACCTAAAAAATCACCTAAACGCAAATCATCACCTAAAAAATCACCTAAACGCAAATCATCACCTAAACGCAAATCATCACCAAAACGTAAATCGCCCAAAAGATCACCAAAACGTAAATCGCCCAAAAGATCACCAAAACGCAAATCGCCCAAAAGATCACCAAAACGCAAATCGCCCAAAAAATCAGACAGGCAGGAACTCTATGAGGACGGATACAATAAAGATGGATACAATAGTACCGGATATGATGAGAACGGATACAATAGGGACGGATACGATAGGGACGGATACGATAGGGACGAATACGATAGGGCAGGATACAATAGGGCAGGATACAATATGGCCGGCTACGATGAGAATGGATATGATGAGTACGGATACGATAGGGATGGATACGATATCTACGGATACGATGTAGACGAATACGATAGATACGGATACGATAGAGACGGATACAATGAGGACGAATACGATAGGGACGGATACGATAGAGAGGGATACGATGAGAACGGATACGATAGGATCGGATACAATAGAGACAGATACGATAGGGCCGGATACAATGTAGACGGCTATGATGAGGCCGGATACAATAGGGCCGGATACAATAGGGCCGGATACAATAGGTATGGATACGATCGGTATGGATACGATGATGAAGGATACGATAGGGATGGATACGATATGGCAGGATACAATAGAGAGGGACTCCACATGAACGGATACAATAAGGCCGGATATGATGAGAACGGATTCAATAAACGAGGATACGATAGAGCGGGATTCAATAGATACGATGATGAGGGATTCGATGAGATAAAATCATCGCCTAAAAAATCATCGCCTAAAAAATCATCGCCTAAAAAATCATCGTCTAAAAAAATTCCGTTTGTAATTCAAGCGATTACATTTCCAAAACAAACATGGGACGAAAAGGATTCTATTCGATGGTTAAATAAACACAATTTTATTCCTATAAAATCGGTAGATGAGACAAAAAATTTTTATAGATACAGAATTATAGTTCCAGAAAAAAATGCCTATTACAGAACAAAAATTTTACCAAATGATATTCATCTTATTCTTATGAGATATCCATAATAATGTATAATTAAAGTTACAATAAATGTTCAATGTTTTTAACAATATTATTTTTATATCTGCAGATTTAGTACAAACATATCTTCCACAGTTAATAAATTATTTAAATAGATACCACATATCTCATATTGATAGATATTTATTTGTTTTACATGTAGATGATCCAAAGACTATTATAACATTAGAGATACTCAATTCACTTGTTTACACAGGATTTGCATTGATATATAATGACATTATTGAGATTCTACAAAGCAATGATACTTATATTAAATTACAATTATTAGATAACATAATTAAATATTATCATAAATATTACGATAATGATAATATTTATGTACAATTTCCTGTAACTCAAGCTAGATTTGATATCGATGTATTATTTTATGTTAAATATGGATTTGAAAATCCAGAATTAATTAAAGATAGATTCTTACGATTACAATTTAAAGGTAAAAGAAGCAAAGAACATGTTCTAGAGAAAATTTTTCATCTAGTAAAACATAAACGTGATTCTTATGAAATTACAATATGTATATCAGAAACTTTGGCTGACATGTTAGGAAAATATGTAAATTTATACGAAACAGAGGTAGGAGGTGTATTTAATATACAAAAGTATAATAACGATGGAGTTGCAATATTGGAATTATATCAAAATGATATTGTTATTGGTTCTGATAAGGAATTTGCTGTTCATGTCCCTGCTCGTCCGGGAGCATTTTCCTTTCACACTCATCCAGATAGTGCATATACAAAATTTGATACAATTTTAGGATGGCCAAGTGGTACAGATATGGCAATATTTGTTTATTGGTTTTTGGAAAATAAAAATCAATATGCTCATTTTGTGACAAGCTCTGAGGGAATATGGACAATATGCATTACTGTCGAATTTCAAAAATTGTTATTATCTATAAAAGAAAAAAAAGCACAACAATGTGGACTAGATATAGTTACATCTTTGAAACAAGTATTTGAAAATAAAGAGAAATTACGATCTAAAAAAAATGACACATCTAACAGGTTATTAGAATTAGAAAAATTTCTATTCTACTGTAAAAATTTTACAATAGGACATTTAATTATTGATACTCCAAACATCAATGAACATTGTAAAGATTTAATAGTAGATTCAAATGCTTTGTTGTATAATGTTGCACTAATCAAATGGAAATATTTTAAAACAAAAAAATACATCAATCTATCTTTTTCATACATTTTAGACGAACTGGGAGGATTTACTGGATTTAATGACTCGATGATATTTTAAATTCTAACAGAATTTAAAATTTATTGTTTATTTCTTTGCGTCGGAAGAGGAGCTAGATGATCCAGAGTCTACAAAACTATCCGCAAGCCAGAATGTAAACATTACTACAAGTAATTTTAATAAAAATATTATCCAGTTATATCTTTTTAATGATGGAAATGTTCTAAGAAATAGATCATCAAACCAATCTCTAGTAAAAATTAAAAAAATAATACCCACAATGATAGTAGTTTTGTAACTTGTCATTTTGTTTTTTATTAATCTTTGAATAAATAAAATGTATTATAGACGTCAAGGCGAACCGATGCAAATGCAACACGATCCAATGCAGATGCAACAATATAAAGAGAACTTTGCTCTATTGGATCCAGCCATGAGCAATACAATGAAATATATTATATATGCTATACTTGTAATACTTTTGCTTTTGCTTTTATGGCTTTTGTGGGAACGTTTTGGACGCTCCTCTAGATCTAGTGCCAGTAGAAAACGAAGTGTAAGCATGTTTTACTAAATAATTTAAAATGAACTGATATTTTAAATGCTTATAATGCAAAGCATTATTTGCATCATATAGATCAGTAATAAATGGATATTATTAAAGGATATCGCGATGAGAGATTTAAAAATTTTATAAAAAAAATTCTTAAATATAGTATTACAAATGATACACTTATTGATACACTAGTATCAGAAAAAGCACTTTCATTATATAGTATAGCTCTTACAAGTAAAGAATCAGATCCAATAAATAATTATGAAATGTTTGAACAACTAGGAGATGTGAGTATTAATAAATTTGTTGTTAATTATATGTATGGAAGATTCCCTCAATTAGAAAATCCGAATGGTGTAGATTTGGTTGCAAAATTAAAAATTAAATATGCGTCCAAAGAAATATTGCATCTATTAGGAGAAGAAATGGGAATGTGGCCATTCATAACAGCCACAAAAGATGAAAAAACCAATAAAAGAAAAAAATTACTTGAAGATACGTTTGAGGCATTCTTTGGAGTTACAGAATATATTATCGATACAATTTTTTATACAAAAAATTGGAGTACAAATACTAAAACATTTCTTATTTTTCCTCACAATACATACATAGGAACCGGATTTAATATTATTTTTTTTATACTTAAACATTTGTTTGATACGTTGGATATTTCGCTCAAATACGAAAGTCTAGTAGATGCCAAGACAAGACTAAATGAATTAGCATCTGAACATCAACATCAACTTCGAATTAAATATACTATGCGATCGAGTCCGGAAGAAAAACGACATATTATATCTGTTGTAAATGAAATCACCAAAGAAACATTAGGAACAGGAACAGGAGCACTAAAAAAAGATGCAGAAATAAATGCTGCTGCAAATGCTCTTGAAACATTAAAAAATAAATATAACATCATAAAACATGCTCCTGAGCGATATACAGCTTTCTATTAACATTAAGCACTGGATACAGTGCTTATTTTTTTTGTATTCTTAATGATCCAATCATTTCTTGTGTATTCAATGAGTCCATAACCATTTTAGTTATTTCATATGGATCTGAAACTCCAACATCTTGCAAAATAGAATATATTTTATCTTTTTTTTCATCTTTTTTGATTCTTTTTAATTTTGATTTTGAACTGCAAGTTATTTTTAAATTTTTATATTCGATACAAGTTTGACCCGATAATTCAAGATCTCGCAATATCAATTCTTTGAACATCTTTTCTTTTCTTTGTAACAAACGTAAATTGTTTTGTAAGGGCTCCATTTCTTTTTTGGTAACATCAATATCATTTGTGATATTAAATAATGTCTCTACCTTTTCATTTAATGTCATTAAATGTTCCATTTATTGATAAATTTTAAATTCGGTGAATTTAAAATTTAATACTGCATATTTCATTTTGTACTTAAAACAATTATGAAGATTATTTATAGAAAGATTTTGACAAGTCGTCGTGCAGGTTGTCTGCATATAGGGCATTTATTTTCGATTTTTTTGCTGCATGTGATACACATGCACATGTGGAGGCATGGATCACATGCAATCTTGACGCGATTTGTCAGACAGACCTTACATTGGATCTCTTCGATCTCTGTGGTCTCATCAGACGTTTCACTGCTACGCTCTCCTTCTATTTGAGTATTGTGGTGTCCTTGTATCATATGACGTATTTCGTTGTCGTGTTCTTCATCGTGTTCTTCATCGTGTTCTTCCTCGTGTTCTTCCTCGTAGTGTCCACGGTTATCCCATTCTCTCCTATTGTCTCCTTGTATATCATATCCTTGTCTGTTGTATCCGTCAATATCATATCCTTGTCTGTTGTACCCTTCCTCATCGTATCCTCGTCCATTGTATCCGTCCCTATTGTATCCTCGTCCATCGTATCCGTCCCTATTGTATCCTTGTCCATCATATCCGTCCCTATTGTATCCGTCCCCATTGTATCCGTCCTCATCAAATCCGGCGCTATTGTATCCTGCCCTATTATATCCAGCCCTATTATATCCGGCATGATCATATCCGTCTATATCGTATCCTAGTCTATTGTATCCATCTGTGTCGTATCCAGCCCTGTTGTATCCGTATCTGTCGTATCCGTCCATGTCGTATCTCTCGTTGGGGTTTGCTGACATTACGTCCACTAGTTCAGGTTCCTTATCAAATATGATGCAAAGCATTATAAAAATAATGTGGTTCAATTTAGTGTCTGGCGTTGTGGCAAAATTTTTTCAAAATTTTGAAAATTTTAAATTCACCGAATTTAAAATTTAATACTGCATATTTCATTTTGTACAATATTAAAATTTTTACTTGTGATAATTTTATTTTGAAATAGCAGATACGTTTTAGACAAAAGTTTTTGGCTTTGATCTACAGTTAATTTGTTTTCATCGATGCATTTTGAAAAATAGTTATCAATCATTTCTTCTCTAATTGTTTTAGTATTTTTTTTTTCTAAAGATACTGTTACTTGAGTTTGTTTTAGCATCAAAATAAACTCATGTTTATCGTTTTCCAAATGTGCAAGATAGTCTTTTGATAATTCATGTCCGCATGCTAATTTTTCAATAAAAGTTAAAATTTGCAAATCATCTTGGAAATATTTACAAATTTCCAAAAATTGTGGATATCTGATTAACATTTAGTAATATATTTAACTTTAAAAGTTAAATATATATTAAGATGCACAATATATAACATAATCTACAACTTGACGTCTATTCCAAAGAGAGAGTGAGATAGATGGGCGAGATATCAATGCCCATTTCTTAAAACACCACCATAGGAAGGATAGGATACGATGAGGACGGATACAAAGGTGTACGACGACCTGAAGGCGCTCCGCTGTGTGAACAGGTCACAAAGCGGCTGAACAAGAAGGAGCGCAGCGTAGCAGTGAAACGTCGCTTATTATAAATATAATTTAATTTTTAAATACCCGAAAGCTATTTAAAAATTTTTAAGGGCAATAATTTTGAACAAATGGTATACTCGAAGAATACATATTTTTTGATTCTGCATATTCTAATAATTTTTTAAAAATTATTTTAAATGTATTTGTATGTCCTACATCTGGACACACTACATGAGCAATTTCATGTAGCGTTACAAACATTAACGAATTTTCATCATAATAACGTCCTGTTTGATTATTTTTTAAACACAGAGAAATATTTTTTTTGTTGATAGTAAATGATTTTTCTCCAGGTGTTATAGAAATGATATCTAGTATATTTTTTGAATTTAATATTTTTAATATACCTCTAAATTTTTTTTTTTCAAATAATGATATTAGATTACGTTTTAATTTTTTGATTATAAATTCGCTTTGCGGATCTGTGTATTGAAAACGTTCCTTTACATTGGAATTAGTAAAATAGTATATAAAACCTATACTCAACCCTGTTATTAAAAATAAATGCAACACAGTAAACATTTATTTAAAAATGTTTACTATTAAAAAATGTTAAAAGTAGCCAAAATCGAAAATAATGCAATTATTCCAGTAAAACAAAATGATGGATACAATCTATATAGTGCATACAATTATATCGTTTATCCAAATAATACCGTTTTATGCTATACTAATTTACAAATTATAATTCCACCTTCGTATTACGGAAAAATAATCCCTCATGAACATTTAATAAATAATAACATCAAAATCATTAATAATTTTGGAATCAATTGTGATTTTAGAGGTAATGTATCTATGGAATTATCAAATTATGGATTAGTTCCAATACGTATAAGTACAGATCATTCAATTGCTAAACTTGTTTGTGTAAAATATGATATACCAGATATGGAGCTTGTTATTTATTAAAGACATTTCACTGCACTGCGGATAATCCTTCCGGATTTGCGGATATGCTTTTAAAAAATTTTTTTTTTAAAAGTTTACATACATGTACTTCTTACATATGGTGTTCCTGTATACATCTCTTCATTATTACCGTATGCTGTTCCTAATGTAAAGTATCCTGTTGGAGATGGAGGAATTCCAATTCTATCTCCCGTTAGGGAGCTATATCCATATGTTCCAAATACTGGTATAACATATAATCCAGATGTTGATGGAGATGGGGCTTGTATTTGTGATCCCTGATTATATACACTCATTGTTGCATAATTTTGAGCACTAATCTTTGTACTTGGAGTATTCATTTATTCCCTTCAAACTAAAACCATTATAGTTTGAACTACTAAATAATTTCACGAAAATATCTTTTCAGTATTTTTAATATCACGTCCACATATACATTTTTTTGGATTTTTTTTAATAAAACAATTATTACATATATACGCATGATAGCATGGTATAGTTAGAATGTTTGGAGCTAAAACATAACATTGTCTACATAATGATGTAACTGTTGCAAATGTATAATTTATTAATTTTTGTTTACAAAATGGACAAATGTTATTAATTTTTTCTGAACATTTAAAACAAATTACATGATTGCATGGATTGCATATTAGTGTTATTGGTTTTATCATACAGATATTACATATTTGCATGTTTTCACTGCTGTCGCTTTCACTGCTTTCGCTTTCACTGCTTTCGCTTTCGCTTTCACTGTTTTCACTGCTTTCATTTTCACTGTTTTCACTGCTGTAGTTTTCACTGCTTTCACTGTTTTCACTGCTGTCGCTGCTGTCGCTGCTGTCGCTGCTGTCGCTTTCACTGCTGTCGCTTTCACTGCTGTCGCTTTCATTACAAATTTCCATATCAGAATCATGTAGTTCTGATATATGATGATGCGACGTTTCATAGATGGACATGCTATTTTTTAAATAAATTCGTTTTTAATAATATATTTTGTTACAGAATTTAATGAAATATTTTCATAATTACAATCACAATGTAATTTTATCCAACCTATTCCTGTGGAATCAAATGATAAATCCAATTTTAATAAATCAAAATCTATTTTTTCTATATCTGTCATTGTATGAGTAAAAAATTTCATATTTCTGCAATTTATTCTCTTACTCTGAGAGATAGGTTCCTGTAGATATTGTAAATCTAAAGATGTTTCTTCTTTGACCTCTCTAAGAGCACATTCTATTAGCGTTTCATTATTTTCTTGTTGACCCTTTGGAAATCCCCATTTGTTATTATAAGATTGAGTTACCAGAAAATATGTATCATTTTTGTTTTTCCATCTTATAATTATTCCAGCTTTATTAAAATTTTTATTTCTAGTAAATGATGTGTTATTGATTTTATGCAATTCTTGTAAAGAGCATATGGTACATGATGATGATGAACAGGTGAATTTATTCATTATAATAATTTATTGTAAATATGAATATATCAAACATTCAATTCTTCCAGCCAAGACTTAACAAACAGAATAATAAATGATAATTACATTACCATTAACAGTAAAACAATTGATTATTATATGCGTTTTAATTTTGGTTACTATTTTCATACTAACAAAATTAGGATTTTTAAATATAAACCAAGAATCGGATACCAAATCAGAATTATTTAATTTATTAGATTCAGAGGCTGAAGCCGAGGGAGGATTCGAATCAAAGGGAGAAAAATTATGTAGAGCTTTTTTAGAAAATTTTTTTAAAAAAAAATTTCCAAAGACAAGACCAGATTTTTTAAAAAATCCAATTGCAGATTCAAAGGGATATAAGCATAATCTTGAATTGGATTGTTATTGTGAAGAATTAAAACTTGCTGTAGAATACAATGGACGACAGCATTATAAATTTGTACCATATTTTCATAATAACATAGAATCTTTCAAAAATCAATGCTCCAGAGATCAGATCAAAAAACATTTATGTAAAGAAAATGGAATTCATTTGATTAGTGTTCCGTATACAGTTCCATATGCTGATATTCCGACGTTTTTATATGGTTCTTTGTTAGCAATGAAAAATTTAAAAGTTACAAATGCATCAATTTAAAATAAATGTCCAGGTATATAATTTTGTCTAATAAATTTATTTAATTGTTTAACCCGTATGTCTTTTCTAAAATTTTGAGAATCATAAAACCATCTGGGTATATGGTTAATCCATGGAATAGAATTCCATGGAATATCTGTATTCTCTAATATATCATAAACTATAGTCTTATCAGAAAGTATTTGTTTTATTGCTGGATTATTAAATTCAGAGTCAACAGCCATTAGAGGATTAACAAAACCTGTATCAATATAATAATTGATATTTCCTTTGTCCACATGCCCATAATTAGAATAAATTGGTGTATTGTTATCATTTCCTAGTGAATTAATGCTGTCTGTTATTGATATATTAGAATTTAGAGGAGGATGTTTAAATATTAGAATATCGTTTCCCAAAATTGTTTTAGATGTTCTATCCGAGGCTTTAAACATACCATGATTGGGAATAAATGATAAATCTCTAGGTAATGTATTAAGATTTTGTTCCATTTATTAATTTTAATTAATAAATGGATTGTTACTGTATATTGGTAGTATTTGGTATTATTATTCTAATTGCTATGATAGCATTATTTGTTAATAAGGCCAATGCACCTGCGCCTACTCCTAACGCCTAACGCCTAACGCCTAACGCCTAACGCCTAACGCAGCGTCGCAAAATAAAAATTAAAGATTATTAATTTTTATTTTGATCATATCTTTTTTTTGTGTTATTTTAGTATTGAGATGATGCAAATCATCGATGCAGAGCATCTTAGGCATATCGTAAGAAAATTTATATTGATTACAAATTTCAATATCATTGCTATCAAGTGATGAGCCATCATTTTTTCCTATAACTTTTTTAGAAACAGGATCAAATATTAATCCCGTTTCGTGATGAACATAGCATTGAGTTTTTTTATCTAAAATTATATTCTCTGCATGTTTCCATTTGTCTATAATGGAATAAATTTTTTTTTTATTTTTATCCGACGTTTCAAGACGCTGCACTGCTGATACGCTGCGACGCTTTGCATCATATATCTTGGGATAAATAATCGATAATTGTTTGATAAACATTGATAAATGTTTATCAATAATAATTTGCAGTTTTGACTCCATTTGAAGGTGTGTGTGCTTTATATTGGAGTAAAACTATTAAATCAATTATTTGATTAGCCTACCGAGGGTAAATGTCTGATTGTTTGAACAAATATATAAATGGGAATTTGACATGCAGAGGAGAATGCATTGATTGTTATATTGATATTATTAGTACACATCCATTTATATATAATTCCTGCTGCCATGATTTTAATATTTTTATTATCAGAATTTATATTCATTCCTATGGCAATAATTTTATCTAAATTATCGCGCAATTGAATAAATCCAAGCTTTTCTATTATAATATTTGAAAAAATAATGATATATTCTTTCATTCCGTAATAGATTAATCTGCTTTCTTTAATGTTTAATTTGACCATTTTTAAACCTTTAGATTGATCTCTTTTTGTAATATTAAATGTATCGCATAGTTTTTTTTCATCTTGGGGTTTATCTATCAAATTACATACTGTTGCTGTACATGCACAAATTATTGCTTTTCTTAATTTTGATCTATATATATGTTCTTGACAAATCTTGAAATACATATCAAAAATTCTTGATTGTGTTTCGGGATCTAATCCCAGTTTCTCAAGATCTGCGCATATATCTTTTATGTATTCTTTGGGATTAAGTTCGCTTTTTCTTATCGTTATATCTTTGGATTCAAAAAATTTGGTATGATCTATTGTCCCATCTTGTTCTTCTCCACAATCAATACAAATCTCATTCCAACAATTTTCATGTTTACAAAGATGTTTCACGACGCAGGCTTGGCCTGCCAGCCCCTGGCTGGCGTTTAACTGCGACGTTTCTGCAGTTAAATACTGATCATATAGTTCGAAATCATCCATCTTTATTGACGTAGGTTAAACTAAGTTATTTTCATTTTTAATATCCCTACAATTAATAATAATGCTCCAATTACACATAGCATATAAATTGTCAGATGATTAGACGTTTCACTGCTGAGCTCTGAACCAAGTACCATATCCTTGTACCAGTTATTATCTTGTTCTAATTCATACATATGCCGTTGTTCAGTAGATTTTATAAATTTTTTTTTTGGAAATCCAGCTAGAGAAAATGTTAGAACGCCCCCTAATTTTAAAGTAACTCCCGATTCGTTAGCCATTTGCACTATTTGAGAAAACTGTACTTTGCGATTAAAAGGAAACATTGCAATTTTAAAGAACCCTCCATCTCCCCAGGATGTTCCCCAACTGTTTCTACAAATCCAATAGGGCACCGATGCGTAATCATTATCCATATTTCCAATCTTTATATTTTTTCCTAATCCCCATCCTACAACCACAACAGCATGTCCTCCAACAAAATTTTCTGTAGATATTGTATTACTAGAAAAAGTACCATTTTCTTGCATTTTTTCTAAATAAATTCCTCCATTATTTTTTGTAAATTTTCCAGAAATAAAATTTTTAAAAACTAAAAAACCTGCTATTACAGGACCATGTACTAAAATATGTTCTTGAATTGTTTTTTGAATATTAACGATAGTTACAGCACTCTTTGTAGTCGTATCAAAAACTATTGTTTTAACAGAATTTTTGTCAATAGAATACATCAAATATTCATTATCGAAATAACAGCCTTTTTTCGGAACAAGATCGGATAGATTTCTTTGACCAAAGTGCGCAGTAGCTTCTCCTGAACATTCGGGATTTTTAGAGCACCAAGAATAATCAATACAATGTTTACTTGGAATTCCACCATTTTTTCCAATATCATATAATAGTGTTACAGGATCACCACCATCACATTTTCCTTGTGAAAAATTTGATAGTACATATGTGGTAGATAAATCTGGATTCCAATCGGTTATCCCAGAAACTACAAATTTATCTGCAATACATGTCGTTGTTGCAATTGCCCAACAACTTCCACATAGATATTGATTTTGAGGTTTGGTTATCAACTTTTTTTTTTTAATAATTTCTTGAGAATCATTAGATGTTATTATATGCCAACTAAATGATTCTGGTATAACAACTTGTTTTCTAGATGATGTATAAAGATAGCGTAAATTTGCTATATCATTATGATTAAATGGTACACATGTCATTGAAAAATTAATTTTAGTATTAATTTTAGGTGAGTTCACTAAACTAGTCATTTATTGAATATAATGCTTTGCATCTAAATTTTAATAGCATCAATGTTATTAAAATTTAATACGTTATCATGTAGTTCATCTTTGCACAAAATGCTTTTGCGTTACTCCAAATCTTTCGTTTTGAACCATTCACATTAAATCGTTTCTCTTGCAATGCGTCTATTAATTGTTTACGTGTTAATGTTTTGTGAACATCAATTAATTCTTTGATCGTGTTTATAATACACTCTTCTGAACAGTTCGAATAGATTATTTCATTTTCGACTGTTGTCATTAACGGTAACGGTTTTGGTTCTATAACAATTGGTCTTAGTGTATACGAATTTGCTAAATCATTTCTGATAAATTCATTCAAGTATTCAAAACTTTCATTAAAATTATCAGATACAAACTCGATGATTTTTTCAAGATATGTATAATGGATAATAACATTTTCTTTATTTTTATTATCCTTAAAATCAATCAAGAGATCGTGTAAAAGTTTATCTAATTTTTGGGCTTCATAAACACGTTTGTAGTATGCGTAAAAGTAGTTATCGGATTCGGCCTTGCCTGTATTGTAACCTGATAATCGATTTTTTAAATTTTCAGTATGTCCTATCTTAAAATTATTATGAGCGGCATATTGTGTTGTGGTTAGGATATAGATATAATCAGTTTGTGTGCGCATTTTGACATTGGTTACAAAGTTTTGTATTTGTAGTTTGGCTAGTTCAAGTTGTTCAATCTTTTCGTCTTTTTCTTTGAGAGCATTATCTTTTTCTTGGATGGTATTATCTTTTTCAACAATGGTTTGTTTAAGTTTGTATTCACCACGTGTCCTAATTTCGGGCAATAGTTCTGATATAACCCAGCGCCTGAATGCCCTTGCAGATTTAAGTTTACTGGATAAAATAAGAGAATAGAGACCAGGTTCGTTGATATAAATTGTTTTACTGCCATCTTTGTCTATGGCATCATTATGGGGGGGGTCCAAAATGGACCCCCCCCATAGATCTACCATAAGTGTTTGAAAGGTTGTTTTATCATCATCATCTACGTGTACCCTAATGGATTTTCCTGCATTAGTGTATCCAAGAATTTTTGCAACATCAATACCGCAAAACCATGGTTTTGCGGATGTTCCAATAACTCGAACGTTCGAGTTATTGTACGAGACTAGTTCATTGACTAGATTCATTTACTTGTAAATACATGTTTTTAAAATCCCAAAAAAATATGATAAAGAATTAATATCTGATAAAATAATGAATTTAGTATCTATTGTTGTACTGCAGATGCATGCATATGGATCATACGAGTCTCAAAAAAATTATTTTTTGGGATGTTCAAGCTATTGGAAACCATGTGATATATCACAAGATATTTTAAATAATCAATATACAGATTGGATGTATGATACAAAGACTTGTTCATTAAATTCTGATGCATTCAGATATGTTTGTAGTAAACCTGATCCAGGTTTATGCGCTATAGGAGATTCGTATAATACTACAAATCCATTACGTGCAGTATTGTGGGGATCAGATCCCAATGATGAACAAGAAAGGCCAAGATATAAAGGAATCAAACCTATAGCACAGGTAAGATGCGTTTACGATCTAAAGCTGATTAATACCGTATATCAGATTGAAAGACTAAAAACAATTATCAAACCTACATCTCAAAATAATTATTCTGCTCTAATGAAATTAATATGTGAAAATGATTTATATGGTCGTGTTAACAAAAAAGATGATGAAGTATTAAGTGAAATTAATCAATATTGTTCTAACAAAGGTAAAAGATTGATTGATTTAAGACTATTTTATCGTGTCCATCCTGATTTAGATCTAATTACAAAACTTGATAACTCAATGAGATTATTATTTTAAATTTTAATAACATCAATGTTATTAAAATTTAGACACTAAAGGTTACTTTATTCCCTGTGATTGGTTGTGTTAATAAAATATAAATAATACTCCATATTAACAATACTATAAAAAAAATTATAAATAAATTTCTATCACAATATTTATATGAACTATTATTGTTGTTATCAGAATCTATTTGTAATTCATATGTGTATATACATGAATTCATACATTCGCTATGAAATTTACAGCGAATTGACTGATACGTAATTTTCAAATCATTATGCACTTTAAATTGTATACAATCCTGTGGCCCAGTTAAAACAGTATTATATAGACCCGGAATTTCAAATGTTTTTGATGAGTTAACAAAACATTTTACACGTGTTAATGGATAGTCACACATACCCAGACAGGTCATATTTAATTCATTGAATCTTAGAGATCTAGATCCACAGTTATCTCCTGATACGTAACCAAAGGCTAGTATATGGAATACCAATACCAATAAGATGCTTTGCATCGATGCGAAGCATCTATAACATAACATTTATTCTTCATCCAATTCTTTAATATTCTTAAGTTTTTTAGTTCTGGTTTTGGGTTCTGTTTTGGTTTTGGTTTTGGGTTCGGTTTTGGTTTTGGTTTTGGTTTTGAGTGGTTTTTTCGTTTTTGGTTCGGGTTCAGGTTCAGGTTCAGGTTCGTTTTCGAGTTCAGGTTCGGGTTCAGGTTCAGGTTCATTTTCGTTTTCATTTTCAGATTCGTTTTCGTTTTCGAGTTCAGGTTCGGGTTCGGTTTTGGGTTCGGTTTTGGGTTCGGGTTCGGGTTCGGGTTCGGTTTTGGGTTCGGGTTCGGGTTCGGGTTCGGTTTTGGGTTCGGTTTTGAGTGATTTTTTCGTTTTGGTTTTGGTTTTGGTTTTGGGTTCAAGTTCAGGTTCGGTTTCATCATTGCATCTAAAAAGTTTTCCCATTTGTTTTTCTAGTTGTAATTTTGTAATACTTGATGTTGGTTCATAAGAGAATAATTCTTTCAAGACATCATTTAAAAAAATTTTACGTTTATTTTCACGATCTTTAAGATTATTATCTGTTACATATTTGTATACAAGATCATAAATAATTCTTTGTGTAAATGATTGTTCGTTTGCATCAACATTGCAATATGTTTGTAAAAATGTAATAAATTTTTGTTCTGGTATAATATTAATTTCGGAAAGTGGGTCGTAGAATAGATGATTAAAATGTGATTGGATATCCGTATATGAATATAATTTATTATTTTCCAACTTTAAAAGTGTAACGAGAGTATCATCACATCTGATCAGTTTCTTATTTTGGGTATCTTGAAGTTTGTTATCTGTAATGTATTTGCATATGGCCTTGGTGACATCATTTCTACTTTTTTGACATGACATGTCGCAGTCCAAAAAGGTTGCCAATTGTTGCGTAATAACGCGCAGCTTTCCTAGACCTGTATTTGTAGATTGTCTAGTGACACGTTGTTTTACAGGTTTATATGTAGATATAACCCAAGCAAATCCATCCGTAACATTAGCTGTTGCTAGATTTAATTTAATTGTTGCTTTTGCATCTAAATTTAGAGTAGATTTATTAAGGATATTAATGATGTATTCAATATCCTTGGCAATTTTTGATACACTATATCTTTTGTCTTCGCTCATTTAGACCTTAATTTTATCTTTAAACTAGATTTTGTTATTTCCATACATCTCCCCATGATCCTGTAGTTGATGTATGGGCATAATCAGTTGATGTATTTTCAAAAAAATTAGTATGTACTGTAGCATCGATCATTGTTTCCAATTGAGGAATTGGATTTTTTATTTCTGCAAATAAATTTTTATAATTCATTGCCCTTAGTCTCATGTTAACAATATATCTAATATATGATTTGAAATGTTTTTTTGTTATGCCGAAAAGCTCATCGAATGTGTATTTTTCAAATACAACATCTATAAATGCTTCTTCTAATGCTACCATATCTTTTGCTATCTTGTAAATCATTTCTTGTAAAACATCTAAACGTATGCGTTCGGATTCTGGTAAATCATTGTTACTGTTTTCAGAAACAAATACATTGAACAAATCTATCATTCCATTTGTATGATGAGATTCGTCTACCATCGACCATTCAATAATTTTTCCCATACCTTTCATTAATCCATTAAGAGGAAAGATTAATAACATTGCAAATGTTGAAAATAATTGCATTCCTTCTGTAAATGCTGAGAATAATGCCATACTTGCAGCTAAATGTTCTTTAGCAGAACTTGATGTATCGGTTATATTAAATTTTGTTGTAGAAAAATTTTTAATATATTCATGTTTATTGCGCATTGATGCATATTGAAGAAATTCTGAATATGTGCTCTCTGGCATACCCAATGTTTCGATTAAATATGAATATGCATCTATATGAATTGCTTCTCGAGCAGCAAATCCTCCCATCATCATTACTATTTCAGGCATTTTAAAATAAGGAAGATATTCTTTGTAATATGCATCAGCTATATCTATATCTCCTTGTGTAAAGAAACGAAAAATATTTGTAAGAAATAATCTTTGATTTTCAGTTAATTTATTATTCCAATCATAGACATCATTATGCATAGGAACCTCTGCAGGTAACCAATGATGTTTTTCATGATTTAACCATCTTGTATAAAATTGTGGATATGTAAATGGTTTAAAATATTTACGTTCATTCAATATTTGCGACATTTATTTAATTTTTTAATATTTATATTAATAAAAACACAAGCCCTCTGGTGTAACGGTTAGCACATTAGTCTTATAAACTAAAAATTCGAGTTCGATTCTCGAGAGGGCTATGCAGTAGTTAAAAACATTAATTAAATAACAATATGAAAATGAATAATTATTATTTATTTGCAACTATTCTGTTAGCATGCATTGTTACGAACTCTAATATTGTCTTTCAGAGTCTATATATACATCAATATACCCAAGAAGAAGAAGATAAAAGTAATACTACAGTTCTTTTAGAATTAAAGGATGGTAATTGTACAGCTACTGCTTATTGTTACGAATTTTGCAGAAATTTTTTAGCTACGTGTGGAGAGTGTCTACATAATTATAATGATGGTGATTATCAATATTTTTGTGCATGTCACTATTGTGCACCCAATATTACATGTGGTAGTTGTAAGCGCATTTCAATGAAATTCTAAATTTTTAAAAGAGATTCTCTTTTAAAAATTTTACACTGCGACGTTCACTTCTTTGCTGCTGCATTGCGCGATTGCAAAAACATTCCTATCAGACCTACGATACCAAGCCCTAATGCCAAGTACAATAAATAATTTTTTTTTCCTCCAGATTCTAAAAATCCCACATATTTAGATTTCTCTGCATTGGAATTAATAGAATTTGTTGGTATATTGGAAAATATAGTACAATCGTTAGATGTTTCCTTACCGCAAGAAATAGATTTCCACTGTGATCCATTATATTTAAAAAGTGTATTGGTATTATAATTTATAAATAAATTTCCATCATTACCCTTTCCACTTGGATCAACATTATCCCAATCTATATTTGAACTAAATGTTCCAATATTGCGTTTATTATTTTTTTCACATACCCATAATTTATTTGATGTTGTATCTAACCATATTGTATCCTTTAAATCATCAGATGGATCTCCAGATCCTTTTTTATATTCCATACGTGAAATAATTTGGGTTTTATCTTTATTTTCAGGTGTATAACTTTTTATACAAGCTGTTCCCAGTTGTGTTTTATAAAAAGTTGCTGTTCCATCATTCCAATCATATGCATAAAATTTTCCATCTAAACATTTTTCAGATGCTAATCTAGAACTTGAAACAGGTTCTGTAATTTTGTCTTTAATTTCGCAATCGGAATTTTCACTAATTAATTTATCTACATAGCCATAACTTGAAATATAATTTCCATCAAGCCACGTAAAATATAAAATACTACTTATTACAGATGATATCAATGTTATTGGAAAAATTATTTTAGTGATTGCTGATACACCAAATGTAGCACTTCCTCCACCAATAACTATAATACTAATTAATATTAATGCAATTGCCCATAATGATAAACCTTCGGATTTGGCTATAGCAGCTTGATCTAATTTTGATTTTATATCTTGAATTGTTTTATTTGAATTTGTAGCATTCTGTACGCAATCATTGAACATGTTATTAATTTGTTTTGTTCTAATATTTGAAATATTTACATTTCCTTTAGTATATTCTACGATAATTACAATATTCTGTTCAGTGTTTGTCAAACATGTTTGTATTGTAGTATTTTTAATTTCAATACATGCTTTTATGAGTGTATCAATAGTATTTGAAGCGTTACTAAATTGTAATAAATTTATTCCCGAAATTACAGATTTTGCTGCTTGTGAAATCTGTTGATCTAATTTCTGATTGATCTCTGTATTAACAAGCGTTGTTTGTAACGCTCTAATATTTACAGTTGCTTGTTGTTCAAAAACATTATCATGTATATTAACATCTCCTTCTGTATCTGAAATTTTAATAATTAAACTTTGATTGTTATTAACTTGTTGTTTTAATAAAATTTCATTAGTAGAGGTAGTAAGAATATCTGACATAAATTTAACTATATTTGTAGAAATAGACGAACCCATTTATTTAACTTTAAATGTACAGACAAAATGTGATATTCAGCAGACCATTTACTGCTGAATTTTTTCGAACAGACGGAACATGTGTTATTATTTGTTAAGAATTCTTGCATTAAATTATTATGATACATTATATGCTTGATAGCTATTATCATTCGTTTCGATTTTTTTTTACACGTCAAACATCTATAAATACCATTGCGTATTTTAAAGTGATTTTCAAGTACGTGCACAAAAAAAATATCAAAATTAAATATTGGATGTTTACAAACATTGCAATAAATTCCTATATGTAATGTTTGTTGTAAAACATCTTCAGCTAATGTTTTAGTTTCCATTTTAACGTTTCACTGTTTACTATAATTGCATATTTTTAGATGCTTTTGCATCTTATTTAATAAAATGATTGTTCCATTAGAAATTGTTTCTGCACATAGAAACAGAATAGTATATCCTAATCCTTTTTTTTTCAAAGTAACATTTAATAATACAGGATTACAGAATACAGGAATTACATCTACAGATCCTATTACATTACAACTTCCAATTGCAGTAGGAAAATATGATAAAATTAGCTCTTTGAGACCGCTATTACAATGGACTGGTTTTACAATTAATGTTACTGGTATTATAATCGATATCAGTGATGCAAATGTTCAAATACAATTTACTTCAAGTTTTGATCAAACACCTAATCATTATAGAGGATTACAATGCGTATTTGTAGGAGGATATTGGTCAAGAATTACTGATTATAAATATTTGGGATCTAATCTTGGTCTTGTAACACTTGATAAAATTCCATATCTTTTACCGTCAATTGGATCGAACGTTACAATATCTTCTAATCCAACACAAACAACTACAACACTCTCTGTTATGTTTGTACCAAACACACTTCCTAATATGGAATTGGTAGATTTATTTTGTTACAACGAAACTATTTTAGAAAGTAGACGTATAGCACGATATTATCAAAAAAATTCACAAATTATTCTTGAAACTCCTCCTTTAACATTATGGTCAAATACTCATACTTTTAGTATAAGACGTGAACTTCCCTTTATAACATCTGTAGTATTATCTACAGCCAATTCTATTACTGTTAGTAATGGAGTAGAGGGATTTGTACCAGGAGATTTTATTAAAAATACCAGTACTAACGAGATTGTGTTAATCATAGAAATTAATTATACTTTGCAAATATTAACATATTCACCATCATCTTCACCATGGGCAATTGGAACAATCGTAGAATTATTAAAATTTAATTCTGAGAATTCAAACTTTATCACTTATTCTAGTATTCAAAGAGAATCGTTAACTACAGAATATGAAATAGAATTAATTTCATTATCCATACCCAAATGTATTCTCAACAATATTTTTCCTAGTTATAAATTATCACAAGTATATGTTGAATTTTCAGATACATCAAATCCAAATATTAATAATTTCATGTCTAATAATCCAGGAAATAGAAAGGCTCTATTTAAAGCAACTCCAGTGTCTCAATTATCTGGAAAAAATTCTAAAAAACCTTTTATAAAATTTTCAGGAGATGGTGCAAAAAAAAATATCAAGTTCAGATTATCTGCTTCAAGCTTTATATTTGCTATACGAGATATCGATGGTAAGGTGTTATCAAATGTTATTTCCGATACATTATCTCCTAATCCTCCTAATCCATTATTACAATGTGAAGCCTTATTTAACGTAAAACTAATATAAAAACAAAACTATAGACAAAATGTCATTATCACATGCTATTATAACTTTAAATGTGATACAGAATATTACTAATATTACGTATCTTAGTCCTCCTGTATGCGATGAGCAAATACGCATTTTCTGGCCCAAACAACGTAGATGGAATTATAGACATTTTTCTCAATGTGATCGAACAGATGGTTATCTTGATTTTACATATGGAGTTAAACAAATAAATTCTCGATGCCCATGGGGATATCCTGTAGAATTATTTTGGGAAGCAAAAAAATGTGTATTGCAGCCTGATATATTTAACTATACACAAGATTGGAAAATGTTAAATATAAAACTGAACCGCGCAAAGTGTATAGAGCCTTCGAGATATTGTACCTCGATAGACTCAGACCAAATATGCACTGAATCAAAATCAAAATATGATTTCTCATCAAGAATCTGTATAAAACCACAAAAATCTGAATGCAATATTGGAAATTCGTCTGCAAATATTTCTCCAATTATATCTGTACAATGGCCCAATGATAATGACAATTATACCGATTTATTAAAAAGATGGCAATTCGAATACTCTCCCAGAATGCCAATTTTTAAAAAACGGCCAATAAAAATAGAATGTTCTTATAATACATCACATATAGATAGAGTTCAACAAATATGCGCATTTCAAAAATTGGCTAATAGAAAAGACTATGATAATTTAATGATGAACAAATGTGTTATGGGCTTTGAACGAAATCATACATTTTATAATGCATGCAAATCTTGGTATGATAAGTTACCAAATCAAACATATTTTATAAATAATTATTGTAATATCCTTAAGGATAACTATGAATGTAAATGTTTTCTAAAAAACAAGAATGATGATTTTAAAAATAAACAAACTATATTTAATATATCATCCCCGACTCATTGTTGGTATAAACCATGCGAATATAATTATTTTTCAAATCACACCTACAAATGTAACGATAACACCACTAACATATGTAACATTATTGAAAAGCATACATCATATTTGCTATTCGACAGAAATGAAATAGTAGATGCTTGTGAGATTCCAGAAATACGGTTTAGAGATTATAAAACTAAAATGTATTTCTGGATTTCTATAACAATGTTTTTATGTATTACAGTGTCATTAATATTTATACTATATCATTTATGGAATTATGTAAAATTATTCTATTGAGACGTTTCACTGCTGCGCTACGTTGAAAGAATGTAAAACTAATATAAAAACAAAACTATAGACAAAATGTCATTATCACATGCTATTGTAACTTTGACTACGATACAAAATATCACTAATATTACGTATATTAGTACTCCGGTATGCGATGAGAAAATATACATTCTCGAACTCTTTGGCAAAAAAATTGGCCCAAGACCACGTTTATGGAATTATAGACATTTTTCTCAATGTAATCGAACAGATGGTTATCTTGATTTTACATATGGAGTTAAACAAATAAATTCTCAATGCCCATGGGGATATCCTGTAGAACGAAGTGGAGACCCAAAAGAATGTGTACATCGACCCAAAGAACATGACTATACACAAGAGTGGAAAATGTTAAATATAAACTTCTCAATCCCTATATGTCTTAAATCAAATGATTTAACAAATAGGTTATTGTCAGGAAAATGTATAAACCTAAGGCCTATATGTCCTAAATCAAAATATGATTTCTCATCAAGAATCTGTATAAAACCACAAAAATCCGAATGTATTATCGGAAATTCATCTACAAACATCTCTCCAATTATATCTGTGCAATGGCCCAATGATAATGACAATTATACCGATTTATTAAAAAGATGGCAAGAAGAAGACTCTCCGGAAATGCCAAATTTTAAAAAACGGCCAATAAAAATTACATGTTCCTATAATACATCACATATAGATAGAGTTCAACAAATATACGCATTTCAAAAACTGGCTAATAGAAAAGACTATGATGATTTAATGATGAACAAATGTGTTATGGGCTTTGAACGAAATCATACATTTTATAATGCATGTACATCTTGGTATGATAAGTTACCAAATCAAACAAGATTTGTAAATAATTATTGTAATATCCATAAAGACCACTATGAGTGTAAATGTTTTCTTAGAAACAATAATGACGATTTTAAAAATAAACAAACTATATTTAATATATCATCCCCAACTCATTGTTGGTATAAACCATGCGAATATGATTTTTTTTCAAATCACACCTACAAATGTAACGATAACACTACTAACATATGTGACATTATTCAAAAGCATACATCATATTTGTTATTTGACAGAAATGAAATAGTAGATTCTTGTGAGATTCCAGAAATACGGTTTCGAGATTATAAAACTAAAATGTATTTTTGGATTTCCATAACAATGTTTGGATGTATTACAGTGTCATTAATATTTATACTATATCATTTATGGAATTATGTAAAATTATTCTATTGAAACGTTTCACTGCGACGTTTCACTGCTGCTGCGCTGCTGCTGCGCTGCTGCGCTGCTGCGTTATGTTGAAAGAAATGATAAATTTTAATAACAGTATCTTGTTATTAAAATTTAAAAACAACTTTTGATATATAAATGGATTTCGCGAATGAACTAGTATCGTATAATGAACTAGTATCGTATAATGACTCAAATGTTCGTGTAATGGGAACATTTGATAAACCATGGTTCTGTGGTAATGATGTGGCAAAAATTCTTGGATATTCTAATATAACTCGAGCTATTAGGGTACATGTAGATGATGAAGATAAAACAACTATTCAGGCACTAATGGTAGGTACAGGGGGGGGGACCAAAATGGTCCCCCCCCCTGTACCAGCCATAGAAGATGGCAGTAAAACAATATACATTAACGAATCTGGTCTATACTCATTAATATTGTCAAGTAAACTCGCAATCGCCAAATCATTTAAACGATGGGTTACATCCGAACTTTTGCCCAAAATTCGGACACGTGGCGAATACAAACTTAAACAAACAATTGCTGAAAAAGATAATGCTCTCAAAGAAAAAGATAATACCATCAAAGAAAAAGATAATGCTCTCAAAGAACAAGACGAAAAGATTGAACAACTCGAACGCGTCCAATTTCAAATGCAAAACTTTATTACAAATGTCAAAGTGCGCACACAAACTGACTATATCTACATAGTAACTACCTCTCAATACGCTGCTAATAATAACTTTAAAATTGGTCACACTGAAAATCTCGTGTCAAGATTAAATGGCTACAACATAGGCCAAGCAGAAAACGATAAATTTTATTATTGCTACGCAAAACGTGTTTACGAAGCTCAAAAATTAGATAAACTTTTACATGATCTTTTGATCGAATTCAAAGATAGCAAGCGAAAAGAAAATGTTATTTTTCATTTCACTTATCTCGTTAAAATTATAGAGTTTGTTTCGGAAAACTTTAATGAAAGTTTTGAATTCCTTAACGAATTTATCAAGAATGATTTGGAAAGATCGTATGAACTAAGACCAGTTATCCCAAATCCCATTGATATTGGTACAACACTTTTACGTACAGATCAAACATCAATCAAATTATCAGCATGTTCAGAACAACAAATTATCGACTTGCTTTCCGAAATTTGCAGTACAGCAAATGTACCTAATTTAACACGTAAAAAATTATTAGAAATTTTGGAAGAAAAAAATTACAATACAAAAGGTGCAAAACAGAAAATTTGGAGCAATGCAAAAGTAGTTTGTGATAGATTAAATTTGGCATTAACATATTAATTTTAATAACAGAATCGTGTTATTAAAATTTAAAACAACTTTTAAATTAAATTACAATACAGGGAATCCTAATGCACCTCCACTAATTCGAATGATATTATTATTTAATGCAGTAATGATAAATTCGAATGTTTGTGCATAGTTTTGTCCAGATCCAGCTGCTCCAGATCCAGCTGCTCCTACAATTGCAGCCTGACTGGCATGTGGTATAATAGATACATTGGTTAGTTTTCCATAATTTGTACTACCCATGGGATCTATTTCATTAAATGCAAGAGAATATGAATATTCATGAAATCCTGTTAAACCTGGAATTGAGGGTGCATGGTACCATGGATTTACCAAACTGAAATAATCACTTCCCATATGATGTAAACGATTTGTATTTTCATATATTAGTGTTGTATGATCAATTGGATCAAATGCTCCAGTTGGTGGTTCCAATATAACTGTTGTTGGGGTAACCACAGCACTTGCTGTAGTATAATTAGACCAAACATTTTTAAAAGTATTGTTTCTAATTGCAAAAAATAATGCTTTAATAGCATGAGAAAATCGAATATCATAACTTGGTTCAGGATTATTAACTGGATTAAACACATGTCTTGGAGCAGTTTGTATTTGTTCAACAAGAATATCACGTACACTACATCCCATTCTTCGTCTTTCTTCGTTACTAACAATTGCATAATTTCCCCATACTGTAGCTTGGGAAATAATTGGAGCAGTTGCAATATCTGCAGTTGCACCAACAACAGGAACAACAGATTGACTTGCAGTAGAAGAGACATTATCAAGAATTAGTAGCTGATCCCAATCTCTAAATTGGAAATTAATTCTCATTTCATTGTATGGAAGAGCTGCGGTAGGAAGAGCCACACCAGAATCACGAGAAAAGAAAAATGGTAGTGGTAAATTTAGATCCATTTCCGGAAGACTAACAGCACCTGGAGTAGTTGGAGGAGGCTGCGGTTGAATTAATGATGAAATATTTCCTATCATATTGTCATATCCAATGGCTTTTGATGCAGGAGTAGTAAATGCAGCCCAAAAATCTAAATGATAATTATCAAATCGTGCTGCAACTAGATCATTAAATGTAATTGAACATTCTCTGATTAAATTATGCATAAAATTTTTAGTCCAACGAATTCTTCCATTGTTTGCTCCTACTACAGGAGTATTATAGAATTGGTTTGTCGTAAGAAGTGTAATAGCTGGAATTTTAACACGAAGCCATGTATACATTAAATAATCACCAGCTCTAGATATACTAGCAGACCATTCTGCTCCAAAATTTGGAAATCCATTAGCACGAGTAAGACTTACAGGTACTTGTGTAAACCATGTTGATTTTCTAGTTTCTCTAACAAAATATGCTGTAGATGTTTTTCCTCCATACATATATTTTTCGATTTCATCTTTTGTTGCAATATCAATAAACCCAGAGGTCACGTTTGAACTAGAGATTGACATTTATTAGATGAACAAAAATTTAATTAAAATTTTTGTCTACCCTACAATTATTTAATACACTGCAAAAAACACGAAATGCTAAATAGATGCAGTTAAAATTATAGAATATGATGCAAAGCATAGTAGTGAAATGTCGCTAAATATGTTGAAAGGATGTGTTTATGTCATAACAACACAAGATTATGAAAAATCTAATATATATAAAATTGGATGCACGTCCAATTTGAGCAAACGATTAAAAACTCTTAATGCTACAAGAATAGATAATGATAAATTTAAAATTAAAACAACTATACACACAATGACATATTATGAATTAGAGTTAGGTATACATAAAATATTATACAAATACAGACTCAATAACGAATTTTTTAGATGCCCTTATTTTAAAATAATTAATGCAATACGTGAATTTTCAAAATCGCATCCATCATCTTTTATTTTTTTTGATGTTATTTTGTATACCGCACATAAAAACAAATTAACTTTTGAATCGGGTATTTGGTCATGTTTGGATGATAATATACATTGCAATTTTAATGACGATAATATGATATTACAAATAAAAAAATGGTTAATAAATTATGATAAATATACAGTTTTCACAAAATTTGCTCATTATAGTTTTTGGGAAGATATTCTACAGACATTAAAAGATTATTTTAATGTTCAAGATAGCGAATATATAAATTTTGATATTTCAGAAAATGATGTTGATTATCTATGCAGAAAATTCAACTGTTCTATAGATATAAATTTGCAAACAAATGCCTAAAAATCATTACTTAAATCATTACCCAAAGACGATGCAGAGCATCTTCATCAAACTTTAAAAACATCACTGATGTTTTTAAAGTTTATTAGAAATTAAACTGTTATAATATAGCATTAATAAACAATGCCTAAAAAAACGCCTGAACGTAAATCATCTCCTAAAAAATCATCGCCTAAACGCAAATCATCTCCTAAAAAATCATCTCCTAAACGCAAATCATCTCCTAAAAAATTATCGCCTAAACGCAAATCATCTCCTAAAAAATCATCACCTAAACGCAAATCATCACCCAAACGCAAATCATCACCTAAAAAATCATCACCTAAACGAAAATCGCCACCTAAAAAATCATCACCCAAACGCAAATCATCACCTAAAAAATCATCACCCAAACGCAAATCATCACCTAAAAAATCATCACCCAAACGCAAATCATCACCTAAAAAATCATCA